ATTAAAAAAGTTATTAACAATTATAATTTAAGAAATACTTAACTAATTGATTATAAGGGCATTAAGAGGTTTAATGGTGTTTGCCCATTATTAAGAATTACTGCACATCCAATTGCAGGTTTTTTACCATACTTAGCATAAGCCATAGCATAACTATCGTGATCAATACCACATCCTGTCTGTAAGCCAAATACTCTAAAATTTTGTCCTACATAATGTTCGCAATATGCTTGTGTGTGTAAATGTCCTTGTACTGTGTTCATCATATCTGCTCTACACTTTGTTCGTGCAGTACCACCTTCTCCGTGTATATATTGTACTCCATCTTTAACATATCTTTCTACAAAATTCCAATTAGGAACTTCTAATACTTCTTTATATGATTTAATCCATTTGCTTGGTATTGCTGAAGTTTGACTCTTTCTCATTATTAAACGATCATGGTTGCCGACAATTACAGTTGCCTTACTAAAAGCATTGTACCATCTAGATATTCTCTTAATGGCTAATTCTAATTCATCTAAGCCACCCATACCATCTGCTGAGGTTTCGTGATAACTTGAGTAGTGATTGTCTATTATATCGCCTATAAACACTATCTCTGTGCAATTATAGGTGTGGTATTGTTCTATACACCAATCAAGATACGAGTCAAGACAAAAAGGTTCGTGCAAATCTCCAATTACTAATACGTTACTTACTTCTTGCTCTCGCAGTTTTTGAATGACTTGTATCTCGTGTGGTTTTAATCTGTATCTATTGCTTTGCACTATCTGCAATTCCTTGTCCAACAACTAGAGTTAAACAAGCATAAAATAATTTAGATGCAGTTTCTTCATCTACACCTAAATAAGTTACTATTAATGGTATTACTACAGAACTGATAGCATACCAAAATTTTTTACTTTTCATCATAGTTAAAATCAACCAATTTTTCATTTTATTTATTTTTAATTAATAGTTTGATGTTTTCGCCACCTAAGTTAAGTATTCTCCTCATTAAAAAATCCATAGCATATTTAGATTTACTAACAAAGTCTTGTTCATTATTAAAACCTACTAGAATACAACCCTGTGTATGTTCAGGTTTATTACCTTTATGAAACAAGATATAACTTCTGTCAGGCACTTCCTGTACTATAAGATGTAAATAATCTCTTGTAGCACTCTCTCTCGGTGTCCGTAAGCTAACTTTATAACTACCTGTAGGTATGCAGCTAATATTACGTTCATTGTTAATGTATGGATTCTCTAAAGTATCGCATACATATTCTTCGTTCAGACACAACCTACCTATAATAGATTGATCTGTAAATATTTCTCTTTCAAGAACAAGATTAACCTTGACCTCTTGATTTTTTCTTAAAAGCATTTTGGGATTGGGTAGCATTTTTTGAGTGTACTCCTTTACGTTTAGTACGAGTTTTTTTTACTACTGTGTAAGATTTAATTTTTTTTGGCATTTTTCTTTTTTTGATTATACCACTTGTCTACTGTATATGCAATAGAAATTACTAGCAAAATAATTTTTAAAGCTATTTCTATATTAGTGAACGTAGTTACACTTAGGACTGTTCCGTTTACTGCTGCTATTTCTAGACTGTCCTGAACTGTTTTTTGTATTGGCATTTGTCAAGTATGTTTTTAATTTAGTCTTATTTACTTCTTTTACTTTATAATGTTTCTTCATTAATTATATGTAGTATCTAAAAAATCTCTAATTGTTATTCTATTATCTTGTCCGTAATTCTTTTCTAAATTCATTCCTTGATAATAAGCATTACTATCAGGAGTTACATCAGCACCACTATTAGTTGAGTATTCAGGAAACAGACTACTATTATTACATATATAATCTACAAGTCTTTCTGCATAGAATTGAGCCGTGTTACTAATTTCAGAACGTAAATCTTGTGCTTCTGCTCTTGTTAATGGTGTAGAGTTTTCAGCAGTCTTAGAAACTACGTTGTTGTTTTGTACCTTATATCTTAAAAAAGGTAATACTTCATAGAAAGCATAGTGAACTAACATATCAGCTACATAGTCATCTAATAGTGTCTTGTAGTTAGCATTTGCAGGGTTACTAATAGTACCCCCACTGATCATTCCTTGTATTGCTACAAAAAGATTAGTTCCTAATTTTGTTTCTACATATTTTTTTTGTGCGATTTTTACATAAGGAAGTAAAAAATCAACATCTACGTTCATATTAATTGCCGTAGAGTTTTTTAGTTTATCTTCACTTATGAATAGTACATATCCTGCCATATTATCTTGGGTTTAAGTATCCGTGATTTTTCATTCTTTTTGGTGCTTTTGCTACTAAGTTATCATTCTTTTGTGCAGTAAAACCTTCTGACCTTGCTTTAGTATATCCTATGTTTTTATCATCTTGTATTTTATCAGGATAGTAAACATAATTATCATCTGTCTTAGGTGCCTTGTAAACTTGTCTTAACCAAAAATGCTCACATTCAGCACCACCTTTATAGAGCCAAATTGAGTATGTTGCTGCACCTTTTTTACCAAAACCTTTATTGACAGGCATTGTACCCATCTTTAAAATATTTTCTTTTCTGTATATTTTTTTAGCAGCCATCATTTTTCTACAAAATTCTCTCTGTGTTCCTGATTTATTAGTTAAGAAATTATCATGAGCATATACATATCTTACTTTATAAAAAGCAGTCTTAGACTTATTTAATCCATCTTGACTACTTCTTGCATTTGGTGTTGCTCTACCTGTTGATGTTAATTCAGTATTACTTATGTTATTAAGTTCAGCTTCATAATCAAAATCTTGGTGTTCCCCATCAACTACTTCTTCAGCTATCAATTTCCAATCTTCAGGAATATCTTCCATAGTATCTAAGAAAGCATCTAACTCTGTCTTTTCTAAGTTAAGCATTTCCTCATGAGATTCACAAGCCATATAGACTGTCTTGCCCTCGTATTCGTGTTCATGATAACCACTACAACCTATTTCTTTTGCGTGTTTTTCTGCTTCTTCTATAGTATTAAATACAGGTTTACCATCTATCATACCTACTTTAGCTAAATCTTCTTCAACTACTTCTTCTTGTTCTAAAGGTTCTAATCCAAGTTCTTCTCTAATTTCATCTTGTGTCATAACCGACTTCATATCTTCAATACTAAATTTAGATGTTATAGGCTTAGTTTGTACAAAAGATATTGGTAAATCCATATTATTTATTTTAAATATTTTTGCTAATATTTTAATAATATGAATTTGAAAAGGTTTTACAACAGTATTATAATAAAAATCAGCAGCATTTAACAATTCTTCTGCATTATTTCCTAAACCTGTATCTGATTTAATCCCCATAAGCATAGGAGAAGTTACCCTGTGTCCTGTTAAGATATTTTGGACAAGTAATTCTTGGAGAGCCAAATACTGTTTATCGGCATTACTTACAGATATAGGAAATATCTCAGGTGTTCTTGTTTTATCATCTGAAAATGTGAGTACGAACTTACCACTATTACTAGCTGATGTGAATTTATCTGTTAAGCTACGTTCTATTTGTAATCGTTCCTCTTGTGTCGGCACTCCATTTGAAAAATTGACCATATATGAACCACTAAAGCCATTGCTTATATTGTTTAGGTGAAACTCTGCTACTCTTTGGTCTACTAAAGCCCAATTATTTGCAGCTATGTAGTCAGGAGTATGGTAGATGTCCATATTAGGACTATACAATCCTGTGTACAATAATTGACTAGGACTTGTTCTGTCCTTAGTATCAAAAGCTGCAATCTTTGTAGGTCTATTTTGTCTTGTGTTTGACCAATCTGCTGATACATAATAACAATCAACAACTCCCATAGCATTTGGCTTTCCTGCTCGTACCCTCTCTACAGGCACGTGGTAGATTTCTACAATTTCTGTCTTAGCTTTATTCCATATAAGGTGTAAAGCGAATGCGCCTTGTAATTTAAAGTCAAAACTTATTTTTTTAATTACTTCGTGTAGTGTTTCTTTTCCGTTTGCGTGAAAGAAAAAGTTTTTTAATTTAACTAATCTGTCTAAATTTTCTCTTTGTGCTTCTTCTTCATCATCAATAACAATATTATCCCCTGCAATCATTTCAGCAGTAGCATTAATAATTGCTGCGTGTGTTGAACTGTTGTAATAAAGGTCAATTAAGAAGTTTGGATATAAATTTCTCCATTCCTCTGTTCCGTACTCAATATAATTCTTACCCCTTACTTCTTCAATAATTGGGCTAGTTGCACTTGATAAATCTAATGATAAAATTTGTTCCATAATTTATTTTATTCTTGTTCAGGTGTCCAATCAGAACCCCTTACTATTGCTAATATCTCCTCGTGAGTATATTGGTCTAACCCCTCTAAAAAGGTAGGAGTTTCGCCCATAAATTTAGCAATAAATAATGTNNCATCTAATGACTTTCTNANAGTTGCAGGGCTATCCTCTACTATTTGTGAAAAGTCGCATACAGGGTTGCCTTCTGCATCTACTTCTGTCAA